CTACTGGTGCTACTCAATCTTGGATTGACGAAGGTATTGAAGAACCATCTTTAACCCACGAAGCACCAAGTTTTAACACTACTGGTGGTATAAAAGGTAATTTATTTGGTAAGTACGCCAATACATTATTCGTTGCTGGTAATGATATTACTAGAGATTCTTTATTCTACGGTGGTACTGGAGTTCAATGGGAAAGTTTTTCACCAGATGCTAATGGTGGTTGGATTAAAATTGGTCGAGGTGATGGCGATGCTTTGTCTGGAATGATAGGATTTGAAGATTACCTTTTTGTTTTTAAGAATAATTCTATTTGGAAATTTGTTTTCGGTTCTGATGGTGGTCCAGTAGTTTCTTGTGTTATCCCGCAATATGGAACTTCATCTCCAGATTCAATAGTTAGATTTGAAAAAGATATATTATTTCTTGGAACTGATGGGCGTTATCGTATTCTTGGTTATGAACCAACTCAATTAAATGTCATTAGAACTACTGATATGTCGAATAGAATCCAGCCAGATCTTGATGGTTTGGATTTTTCTAACCTCGATAAATTCCACGCTGTATATTTTGAACAGAAATATATATTTTGTGACACTTCAAAAGCCTTTCCTTATGATAGGCGTTATGTAGGATTCTTAGGTGAATGGGATAATTATGCCTTCACTTCATTTTTAGTTTGGGATAAGGGTACTGGAAAACAAATGTTATTTGGTGCTGATGCCGATTCTGGAAAGATTCAACAATTGTTGGTTGATGGTACTTATGATGATGATGGTGCTGTTATTCCAGCCTATCTTAGGTTAAAAAGAGTAGATGCTGGTGATGATACTTATTTAAAATATTATCGTTTTACTAAAACTAAATTAAAAAATCCAAGAGGTATTATCGAATTTGGAACTTATAAAGATGGTAATTCATTAGTTGATTCCATTATCGTTCCTTTCAATGTTGGCGGTGGTGTTGATGAATATATGTTTGATGAGGCTCTATTTGATGAATCTATTGCCGTTGTTGATGTTTCCGATTCAATTAAGATTCTTTTAAAAGAATTATATTTTGAAGCCTACTCTATCTACCACGATATAACAGTAAACGGTAATACTGAAAATCACGCTATAATTCAAACTATGAATGGTTTTGTAGAATCTGAAGATATTGATTACAATAGAGATGAAACAATCATTTAAAATTATATAATAACTTATGGCAACAAATTTAAAACTAATTCCTAGAGCAGAACGATTATTGGAAGGTAAAATAACTGCTGATATGACAGATAGTCAATTAACTGTCACAGTTGATAATCCACCTTTAATTACCGCCTTACCTGCATATTTAGAAATTGATCCAGATTCCGCTACATATCGTGAACTTTGTCGGGTTATTTCCGTTTCTAGTTCTACAATCACACTTGAAAGAGGGTTAAACAATGGTGGCACTGGTTTCCAACATTCAAATAATACTGCTTATAAATTCAAGTTTACTTCAAGACATTGGGAAGCTGTAGCAACCGCATTAGAATCTGGATATTTAACTGAAGATTCTAGTTATGTTTTAACAAAAGTTTCTTCATCATCATTTAAAATTACTGCTTCTACTGTTGATAGAACCGACACTTATACTTCTGGAAGAAAAATTAGAATAAACGGATCAGTCTATTTAATTGTAGTTTCATCTTCTTATAGTTCTCCAGATACTACAATAGTTGTAAACGATACCACTGTTCCAGATACTATAACTTCAGTTGAATTGGAAATAACTACCAAGGGTGATACTGGTGGAACTCCAAGCACAATAACTTCATACACTCCAGCTGGTGCTGGAACTACTACTTTGGATCTGGGAAAAGGTAATATCCATATTGTTACGATGCCAGCTGCAACACAAACACTAGCAATTATTAATGGAAAGTTAGGTCAATGCTTTTTAGTTGATATAAATAATGTAACCTCTCAAGGTGCATTAACTTTCTTTTCTACTATTAGATGGGTTGATGGAACAGCACCAACATTAACTGGAACTAACGGTAAAAGAGATTCTTTTGGATTTAAAATAACTGGTGTTAATACTTATGATGGTTATATATTAGGTCAAAATATTTAATAATTTATAAAAAAATGAAAAAAACAAAGATTTTTATAATTCAAGGTTATGAAACTAAGGATGCAACTGGCAATCTTGGTGATGTTTGCACTTTTGAAATAATTGCAGATTCAGTAGATAAGGCAATTAAAGTTGCACAATCAATACAAAAAAAATTAGAATATCGAGTAACATCTTATATTGAAAAGGAGAAATAATGGCAAATATACCAGCAAATGTTATTTTAATTTGGACTGGTACTAATGCTAGTATTCCTAGTGGTTGGTCAAGAGTAACCGATTTGGACGACAAATTTCCTAAAGCGTGGGGTGCTGAAAATCCAAACACTACTGGTGGTTCTACTACTCATACACACACTTCACCTTCTTCACATACTCATTCTCTAGCAAATCATACTCACACAGCAAATTATGGTGCTGGTCATATTCCTGGAAATGAAGGATGGAGAAAGACTGCTGGTTCTTATCAATGTCCAAGAGGAGATCATACTCATTCTGTTACAACAGATAATCCTAGTGGTGCAACAAGTTCTTCATCTTCTGTAACCTATGATGCTTGTTCTAATAATCCACCTTATTATGAAGTAATTTTTATTAAACCTACTGGTGCAAATGCTAGTTTAGTTTCGGGTATTTGTTCATATTATAAAGGTGTTTCTGTTCCTGCTGACTATTTTTATTGTGATGGTGCTAATTCTACACCTGATTTAAGAAATAAATATTTAAAAGGTGCAACAACTGGTGCTAATTCTGGAACTACTGGCGGTTCTGTTACTAATGTTCATAATATTAACCACGGTCATACAATTGGTGGTCATACTCATACTTTTACAACAAGTACATATTCTGGCTATGATATGGGAAGAAATACTGGTTGGATAATGGGTTCTTCACCTCATAACCATACTGGCACTACTGGTTCTAGTTCTTCCAATACTGTAAATAATTTTACTGATTTAACAACTACCGAAACGGTTGAACCAGCATATAAAAAAATAGGTGTTATAAAAAATAATGGGGGTAAAGTCGTTTTAGGTTTGGTTGCTATGTGGCTTGGAACAGTAGCTTCTATTCCTAGTGGTTGGGTAATCTGTGATGGGAATAATGACACCTTAGATTTAAGAGATAAATTCATCAAAGTTGGTGCTAATTTAGGTGAAAATAATGCTACTGGTGGTTCAAATACCCATACTCACGCATCTCAAGGACATACTCATACTGGTGCAAGCCATACTCATTCACTCCCTCAATTGGCTCAACCTAATGGAAGTGGAAATGGTGATGATGGTGCTGGTTATCCACCATCAGGTACTTTCGGTGGTGCTAATGATAATATTCACGATGCTATTACTTCTGCTGCAACTGCATTAGGATTGGCAAGTGCTAATACTTCTGCTGATAGTTCAGCAAATCAACCTGCATATAGAACTGCCGCATATATCCAATTAAATAAATTAGGTGGTAGTGCATCTTTCCTTTTAAATTTTATATAATAGATTATGAATTACGAGCATCTAATATTATCGATAATCAGTTTTTTAATAGGTGCTTTGGTTGGTTACATTATCCGAGGCATTGTTATTAATAGTGGGAAAGCTAATGATATGAAAACTTTTGTCTTATTGATAGTATCTTTCGCTTGGTTTGCTTCTGTTATTGTAGAAATTCTTAACCCTCAATATCATACTAATCCAATGATCCACGGTTTAATGGGTTCAATCGTGGGTTTCTTTTATAAGTTAGATATTAAACCAAAAAAAAATGTTAAAAATAATTAATCATTTATTAGAGCATTTGAAAAATAGTATCTTTTCAATAGTTATTTTTGCAACTCTATTTTCAGTTCTAGGATATTATATTCCAAGAGCATATTTTTCTTGGTTCGATCAAACTATTTATTATACGATTAAAGTACCAGTTGAAGTCGAAAAAGACATTTATAAAGCTGGTGATATTGTTACTGTTGAGATTGAAAGAAATGCTTTAATTACAACACAAGGTGTTTCTATCCGAGAATTAATTTTAATCGATGAAAAAGGTAATAAAGAGGTTTTTAGATATACTACTGATTTAGCAATCAATGCTGGAAAAGAAAAAGTTAATGTTGATTGGGTGTTACCACCAAATATAAAAGATGGAGTTTATTTTTTTCAAGGTGTTGTGAGTTATCCAATTAGGGGAATAACTAAATTTACTCCATTTTGTACAGAAAAATTTACTATTAAAAATTAAGAAATATGAAAAAGATTTTAATAATAATTGGCCACCAAAACATTAAATTTAACTCTTTAGTTAATTTAAGAGGTAATACTGGAACTGATGGTGAATTAGAAATAAATATTCGTGTTGGTAATAGGGTTTCTGAAATGTTAAGGCAAAGAAACTTTCAGGTTGTTCAAACCGATGCTAATGGAAATGACGATAAAACAATTACTTCTCAAGACTTTAATTTGGCATTATCACTCCACTGCGATATGAATACAAATAGTGAAGGTGGTATGTGTGGAAGCGGTGATTCTTCAGTTGATTTAAGCTGGCAAGAAAGTGCCAGAATTAAGAAAGTTTTTGATGACACTTATTTCAAAGAATCTGGTATTAGGAATAAGGGATTTGTTACTGAAGGTATGACAAAGTGGTATATGTGGAAATATTTATCTGATAAAACTCCTTGTGTTTTGTTAGAGATGGGTGAAGCTAAAGATGCACACGATTCTGTTCTACTTGGAAATACCGAACTTATAGCTTCCGCTATTGTTAGGTCAATTTGTAAATCATTTGGTGTATCTTATGAGATACAATCTACTCCAACTGAAAATATCGAGATTTGTAAGACAAGTTTAAAAGCTGCCGAGGTTACTATTACAGAATTAAATAAGACGATAAATACCATAAAAGAACAAAATAGACTATCTTTGGCGAATAAAGATATTGAGTGCCAACAAAAAATACTATCTTATAAGGAAAAAATTATTAATTTAATACAATCATTATGACAGAATCAATTTCTTTAATTCTAGGTTCTATTCTTCCGCCAATTATAGATTTACTAACAAAAAAAGTACCCGATACTAAAATCAGGTTTCTTATTAGTTTAGGTATTTGTATCATTGTTGGTGTTGGTATTAATTATCAAAGTTTCAAATTTGAGGAAATTTTGGAAAGTGTTGGATTAGTTTTCGCTTCTGCTCAAATAGTTTACAAAACTTATTGGTCTAATTCTTCTTTGAGGTCTGAGGCTAATAAATAAAACAACCCGCACAATCTGGGGAGATGGATAACTTTTGATGTTATCAGTGCGGGTTTATATGTATAGTATATCAAACTATAACATATCTGGCAATCTTCTCTAACCACTGCTAATGTCTAAGACAATTTACGATAAGGCTAGAAAAGATTTTGAAGATAATGAATTGGCTGTATTTTACGGCTGTATTATAGTTTTTTCCATTATTTTTATCGTTGGTTTAGTTTTTTTAAAATTTAAACTAAGCTAATATGACTGGCTTTTCTCACGAACTTCTGCACGAGAAAAGAGAAGCCACAAAAAACCATTGTCAAATTATTGGCCAAGAAGTAAATGTTTTAGAAGGCCACCATTGTTGTCCTAAAAGTTTAAATGGTTCAAACAATAAGCATAATTGCGTTATGTTAGCTGGTTATGGTGCTTATTCTGTTTATGGTTTTCCTGTTGAAGATATCCACGAAAAATATGATCGCCTTGCCTTAGATGAAGGTTTATTTCTTCACCCAGATACATTAGAATTAGTTACTAGAGATAAACTACCATTAGATTGTTTTAGAGATAATCAAATGCCAGAGGTTAGAAAAACTAAGAAAAAGAAAAAATCTAAAAAGTAGTTTTAATATATTTACCGTTTCTATAAGAATGAATACTATTATGTTCAGATCTACTTAGAAGTGTTAAATTTTCAATTCTATTATCAAGTTTATTAAAATTAATATGGTGGACTATTTCAGTTGGTAATAATCTTCTTCCTAATTTTTGTTCCATTAAATATCTATGTTCTTTAATTTTTCCTCTTTTACAATAAGATTTAGATATATGAATTTCCCAATAACCATCTGTCGATAATACCTTTTCTTTTTTTTCTAATCCTGCACATTTTTTTGAACATCTGATTTTATTCCGACTTCTTTCTATCTCGCTTTTTTTACCTTCAAAATTTTTACCGCAAGTAGGACATTTTAAAATAACTATCCCTTTTCTATTTTTATGTCTAAACTTTAATCTACATTCTTTTGAACAAAAATGTTTTCCTTTTATAATATCTGATGGACATAGATAGTTTTCAAAGATATTTCCACACTCATCACAAATAATACATCTAAGTTTTGGACTTTTATTGGTTTTTTTCTTCATAATTACATTATACCAAAGTATATCGGTGGTGTATATTTATCAGTTAAAAAATGTAAAAAGAAAAAGAAACGAAGATAAATTATATAATAGGTTATGGATAAGACAAATTTACTAGAACATTCACTGGTTGGAAATAAGCCAGCTAAGAATGTTGTAATACTAAAATCTGATGGAACTATTGCCAATCCTTCAACTTCTGAAAAACAAGATTCAATAATTGCTGAATTGGAAAAGAAAACAGAACCAGGTGA